TAGAGAAATTAATACTATGATAGAATTTAATTGTATCGTCAAAAAAAGCAAAGAAACAATTTTTTGTATTTTTTTTTGCGTCAACATTTGTAATATTTTCTTCTGCTAATTTATCTTTAATAAAAGGTATTAGCATTTCAAATGGGTTTACAGATACGTTATTAACTTTAGTGATTTCTTTATCAAATCCTAGGTTTTCACTAAATTGTTTCATGGCGTCTTTAATTTCTTTAGAGGAGCCAGCTACTTCATTAATAGCTTTAACAGCAGATGTTTTATCATCTGTAATCAATTCGTCCGTATTACCTAATTTAAGGCGAAGTGATTTAAAATCACCAGCGATAGCTGATGCTAAAAGTTTAAGTCTTTCTATTCTAGTCATGTAAGAAAGGTCCTTTCTGAAAAATAAAATTATTGTTTTGCTGCTTCATATACAGCAACTAAATCTACATCTTCGCCAAGGTATTCCTCTACGATAGCGATGATTTTATTTTTGAATTCTTCATCAGAAATTTCTGGTTTTGGAGTTGGTTTTGGTTCAGGAGTAGGAGTTGGTTTTACCTCTGGTTCTTGTTTACTACATTTCAAAATTTCTTTAATTTCAGATAAGATTTCAATAACTTTTTCTAAGGATTGTTTGCTAGTCATTAACTGCTAATTCCTTTCTTGTAGATAAATGGTAAGAAAGTCTTCTTGTTGGAGTTCTTCATTCTCGATTTCGTCTTTCATCATACGAATTACGTCTCGAAGTTCCTTCCATTTTTTAATAGCATCGTCAGGTGTGTCAGCACTTAATAAGTCATGCATTAACTTATACATTTCAGTGTCTTTATTTTCGATGCATTGGTCGATAATATCAGGCATTCGAATGTCCTTTCTTTATAAAAATAATAAGGGTGAAAGAAGCTTCACCCTTATATATTACTTTGTTACCATTTAAATTTAATGTAATTATCCGGTAAGTTTTCAGTTGTATAACCAGGTTTTAAATTCAAGTCATTAACTTGGATATTTCTGATTGTTAACTCTGTTAACGCACTACAATTTTCAAACATATTATCTGTAGATACAGCTTTACTATTATCTAATCGTGGTAAGTTAACAAGTTTAGTACAGTTAGCAAACATACCATCAAATACATATACATTAGACAAATCTAAATCTGTAATAGTCGTTAATTGTTTACAACTATCGAATACAGATTTACCCATTTTAACAATATGAGGTAAGTTAATTACTTCAAGTTTTGTATTATGGAATGCAGAGTTAGCTAATGTGACATCATTAGGAATCCATAAATCTTTTACATCATTATGAATAGAGCCAGGATGAACAGCAGTTACGAATGGAGCGTATACTTTTTCGTGACCAGCTAATTCTTGTTTAGTTTCTGGAGTAATAGGTCCGCGGCGATTATATAACCAATAATCAGCAGGAGCTACTACTTTACGAATGCCATTTGCATATTCGTCTTTATATTCGCCCCAATAAATAACATCATAGTTATTTTCGAGAGCAATGACATCATAATTTTCTGGAATAGATAAATCTCTAATTGAGCGAACATTTCTAATTAATATATGAGTAAGGTTTTTATCGCCTTTAAACATATCGTCTAAATAGAAATCTTCGTATGCTTCATTATCGACAACATTTAAATCTAATTGAGCGTCAATTAATGCATAGCAATTAGCAAATAAATTACTCATATTAGATACGCCTGTAGTAGACATATTCGTTACATGTTTAAGAGAATTACATCCTTTAAACATAGCATTTGCATCTTGTTGCGATAAAGCAATACCATCGATAGCTTCAATTCCATTACAATTTTCAAACATGGAACGAGATACTTTTACGTTAGTAAAATCGATGGTAGGTACTGATTCAAGTACAGAACAATCTTTAAACGCTTGTTCGAAGTTTTTATTAACAGGTAAATTAATGGAATCAACTAAAGTCATTGCTACACAATTTTTAAATAATTGTTTAGCAGTTGTAACTTTAGGTCCATTGACAGCAGGTGCTGATGTGATGCTAATACAGCCTTCGAATAATGAATTAATATTTTTAGTATTTGTATAATCAAACGTAGGAATTACTCGAATTGCTTTACAGTTACGTAACATAGCTTCCATAGATTCAGCTTTTGCTGTGGAAGTCATATTAGGAACATATTGTAATTCATGACAACCATCAAACATAGAAGTGAAATCTAAACAGTTATCTGTTACTAAATCACCTACGTTAGTTAATGCAGTACAATTTTGGAATGTGCTAGTTAAATCACGAGCTACATGAGTATCTAATTCAACTACATTTTTTAATTGTTTAGAATTAGCAAATACATGATGACCAAATTCAACTACTTTAGGGGCTCTAAATTCTACTAAGCGAGAGTTAGCTAATGCATAGTTGCCTAAATGCATTTCATTAGGGAACCATAAATGAGTGACTTCTGTATTAGTAAATAAAGAACTATCTGTTTCATCTGAATGTAATTCTGTTACGAATGGTGCATATACTTTTGGATGACCCTGTAATTCATGAATGTCTTCAGCTGTAATTGGACCTTCATGTCGCCATAACCAATAATCAGCAGGTACTTCTAATTTTTCATCAGTTTTAGCAGGACGAAGTTTATCGATAGTATCCTTGCTATCATTAATCATTTTAACTAAATCCATTAAGCCTTTTAATGCATCAATATTTAATGCTGTATTTGTTGGAGTAGGCAAATCAGTTACGAGTTGTTTATTTCTATCTTCAATTAATACGTCAGCATCAGTATCAATCCATAAGTCTTCGATTTTACCAATTAATTTAGCATTAGATTCTTTACAAGATTTTTCCCAGAAGATTTCAACTTCGAAATCATTGTAATATAAAGCATTGCCTTTTTCGTCTTTAAAATCTGTTTCGAAGACGATACGGTCAGATAATGTTTCATCATCTTGCCAGCCATTATTAATAATGCGGCTTAATAGAACTTCATAACGACCTTCAGCTAATGTTTCTGTTTTGCATTTTTCTGGGTTCCATTCAACTAATTTAGCTTTTACAGTCACTGTATAGTTAATAGGATATACTTTAGCATATTTATCTGCGTGGAAACCTTTTTTAACTGTTAATGCTGTATGTTGAATATCAGCTAATTCACGAATATTATCACCAATAGCAATTGGTTTATTTTTAGAATAATAGAAACCATCAACGTCAAAGACTTCTTTACCTTTTACATTAATGATAGCATTATCTGGGAAATCACCAAATGCTTTTGTATTATATTCATCTGTTAAATAGAATACACCTTCACGACCAATACGTAAGTTTACTTTAATTTTAGAGGAAGCTTTATTATCTGCATTTCTCCAGTGAGCCGTATAAATACCTGTGTCATGCGGAATAAATTGTTCGCCTTCTGCTTCATATAAAGTAATACCATAATAAAGGTCAGCGGCATCAATATCGTAATTAGTCACTAAAGCATTTTGTCTTGAGTCTTGACCTTGTTTAGTATACTCCAATGCTTTATTCATATTATGAACATCTAATGTAGCCATTTTATTAGTCGCAATAAAAGTTACATCATAATAGTTTTTATCATCAGCTTGTGTTAATGCTTCGATAATCATTACATAACGAACTTTAGTATTGCTTGTATCAGAATTATCATATTCTTTTAATAATGGATAATTAGATGGATTTGCTTGAGCAGTAAATGTAGACAAACCATTTAGGCCATTTAATGCTTGTACACCATTACGAGTGTTCGTATCAATTTCGCCATATGGGTCAAACATTTTAAATTCAGCTAAGTGCATATCTTTAGATGCATCTACATTTAATGGATATGATTCAGCTACTAATAATCCATCATCTTTAGCTTGAATTGGGTTTTTAAAATGAGTTAAATTCTTTTCATTAATTACGTAGCATTTTAAAGGACCTGGTTGACCAAACTTCTTAACTTTAATCATGATGTTACCAAGATAATTTCTTTGATAAGAAGTAGGAATACGGAATGTAGTCCCAACGCCTTTGCCTACGGTATTAATTTTTCTTACAATCCAATGTGTATCATCATCAGTTGAAGTATGATATGTTTTTTGTCCTGGATGTGTTGCAATAATTTCACCCATAACAAAAGCACCGTCTACTACAGAACCATAAGAGCGATAAATATCTACCTCATCTTTAAGTACTCTGAAATCTACTGCTGGAGTAAAGATAATCGTTTTACCATCTTTAGATGCTTCCACTACTTGTACTTGTCTAACTTTATTTTCTACTTTAGAGTGAAGAACGATGTGGTCATCTTTTTTGAATAATTTCCAGTCATCTTCAGATACTATAATAGAAGTTTTTGTCATTGGTTCTTTTGAATCTTCTACAGATGTAGCAACTACATCTTTTTCGTGACGAGGCATTTGACGACGGAATGGGTCATAAAAGCCTTCGTATGTTGCATAGTTTTTGCCTAATCCTGCGGATGCAATTTCAGCACGAAGTTCGTATACTTCAGATTTTAATGCGGCAATCGCTGCATTGTATGCATTGCGCATAGCTTCTGTATCACTATTTAATAATGCACCTTTGACAGCCGGGAAGAAATAACTTTCCGGCTTGCCGTTTAGGTTAAGTGCATTTTTTACGGTTTCTCTATCTTCAGGAGAAACAGCTATAGCAATTTTTTCAGAAGGAACGCCGCCGACATGAGTTGTGTCATTTGCCGATTCAGTATTATAAATAAAACCTTTGACGTGCAAATATTCTTCAATGTCATGCATATTTAGCATTGAAATACCGACTTTAGTAAATCGTTCTGCCACTTATTCGTTTCTCCATTCTAAAATAATTTTCTTAGGTTTTGGGGTATAAGGTTTACCACCATTATTTTTCTTGTATGCTTTTGCTGCTTGCGGATTAGCATTTAAATAATCATTTAATGGGTCAGAGATAATTTCTTCAATATGGTATGGAGAATTAATTGTAATTTTTCCACGATATACATCTTTAGTATATGTAAAAGTAGAGGAATCATTATCTCGTAGTCCAAGGAATAATCCGTCAAGATATATCAGAATTTCATCGTTTGTTTCTAAGATAGCTGGGTCTAATTGATTAGCAGCTACATCAATTGAGAAACCGTCATTAGTAGGAGGAACTTCTATATAAGATTCTACTTTATCTAAATCTTGTTTAACCTCAATTAAAATTTTATCTGTTTCAGAATGTTCCATTATACGTAAGGAACCATCAACATGATACATTGCTTCACCAAGTTCGTTACGAATAACTTCGTAAGGGAATGTATCCTTGCCGCCAACTACTTTTGTGAGTGAAGAGTTAAAAGAAATTGTGTAGTTGTCAACAATTGTGAATGAGCTTTGTGGTTGTCTTACGCCATCTATATAAACTGACACTCGACCAGGATATAATGAAATTCTATCATCTGGATTTGTATCAGGAACATCGGTCCTGTAAGTCTTATAGACATTAATAGTATTAGGGACGATATGTTTTTCGTCGAGAATAATACGCTTGCAATAAGACTCACTTGGAGCATCAAGAGTTTCTATTACATAAGTAACCATAGCGGGAGCTTTAACAGGAGATGGTAAACTAAAGCCTAACCCATCTTGGTTTTCATTAACATAATATTGTCTGATGCCATCTATGTAAACAGAAAGTAAGCCGTAATTAGGCTCAAACTTATCTGGAATTTTAAAACGACGATTGTCTGTAGTAAATTTATTTTGGCCACCATCTAAATATATATTTTTAATAATTAATGGTTGACCAGCAAAAGCTGTATATTTAAAGGCATAGATATCTAGCCTATCGGAAAATTCATCAAATTGAATATTATATTCTGCTAACTTATCATTATTTAATAAAACAGAAGTTCTAGCATTTTGATAAGAATGACAGAAGCATTCTAATTCTTTAACGACTTGTTTATAGTAAGTATTTGTTGGGTCACATTTAATCCATTTAGATGTATCTTCACCATGTTCATTTTCAGATGTAATCCAAATCCAATAATCACCAACTACGTTGCCATTGACAACATCAGTAATAAAGAATTTAATTTCGTTAGTGTTGCCTTTAGTATTTTCTGGTTTACCATGTTGATAAATAGAAGTTTCATTATTTAATAAATAGCCATTAAGATATACTAATGTTTCATTAAATTTACCAGTAATCATAGCTGGTAATGCATTAGCATCACTAAAGAATCGATTATATCTGTCTTTTAATAATGTATAGGTTTGACCTTCATGAATACCATTAATTGTTAAAGTGCCAGCATTTTGATTGCGGATAATATCTTCTTCTTTAACTAAAATGCCATCAATGAAAGCAATAATTCTATCTGTTGGTTTTACATCAACATTATCAAATACAATCGTATTATCAGATGGAACATGTCCTGTACCATTTTTAACTCGCATCGTAAAGGCAGGGTCTGTTTCTTCGCCTTGTAATTCGGCAACGGCCCATACAGTATTGCGAGGGCAATCAGGGACTGTATATCGTTTATTATCTTCGAATACTAAACCATCTTGATTAGTAATGACTTGACCACCAATAAATAAAAGGGGGTCTTTATAATATTCTCTGGATAAATTAATATGACCTCTTTGATTGATATCTACATCATATACATAACCAAATTCACGAATAATAGAATGGAATCCAGTTAATTCCATACCTTGTGTACTATCTTGGATAGTAATGATTTTTGTTTGGTCATCTTCTGTATAGGCATCATCTTCTAAATTATAGCCATTAATAAATACATTATGAGGAGCTGCAAAATTAGGAACATAATAGGATGTTTCTTTTTTACCGTTCCATACATGATTTAATTGACCAGTTGTTTTAAAAGAACCAAATTCAAAAGATACGATAAGAACATAATCAAAGTTTTGTGAATAACCATGATTTAAGAAAACACCATCTCTAGTTTTTGTGTAACCACCATCGCCGAGAATTTTTTCTGGCAATAATAATTCACCGAGAGGAGAGTCTCCCTTAAAACCATATAATTCAAAGTTTTGTTCATCGAATTTAATTTTCGTTGAATTTTGTCCATCTCTATCAACTTTAACTAACCGCTTTTTAATGTTACGTAAGCGATTAGAATTAACGTGAATAAGAGAAGGACGTTGTTCATAGATTTTACTTTTTGGATATTGAATACAAACATTAGATACTGTTTGATAAGTAAAGTCTAATTTTCTATCTAAAAATACACGGTCAATATTAATATTAGGTACTAAAAATTGACTGAGTTTTGTGTAATCCTCATCGGTACTTTTAAAGATATGACTAGCAAATGTCTCTGACACATTACCATCAATAGAACATACTCCATCTTGGCAAGTATGACAGATACCATTGTCCATGCCATTATTTACTTTTCCAACGTCCCATTTATGACCGTCACCATCAAATTCGGAGCCGGCTGGAACATCGACTTTATTTTGCTTATCTTCTTCGAGTTGTGTTTCGAAGTCGTTAGCGTTGTAGTCCTTAATTACACTATTGCCAATAACATTTAATGGAGAAATTAATTTATGATTTTCGAACGCAGACATATCGAATTGTGAGCCATCTTGCACTAATGACCGAATTGGTTTCCACGTTGAACCATCAAAGTACATTAAAATATCATTATTAATCCATAACTGTCCAAGTACTGGATTAGAGCTAGGATTAATATTTGTAATTTGGTCTGTGATTTGGAATTTCTCTGAGAATAGATTTTCCCAAACACCAGTATTTTTATGATATCGTTTTAACGCATTTTCTTTTAAATTTAACCACAAAGCGCCATTAACTTTAGCGACAGGAGTACCTTCTTGTTCGGTTGGCGTATCTAATAAATGGCGAATGGCTTCGTAATTTTTAGACAAATCTTCATTGTAGAATAATTCAGATTGCCTACCTTTATTGAACTTCCTATTGTAAGGTAATGCCAAAAAGTACACCTACTTTCTTTATGTTAAAACACTAGGAAATGTTTGTTCGTTATATATATTACTACGGAACATAAAATAATCCTAGCCTTATTCAAATAAAACTAGGATTATTTTTAAATTTCTTTTCTTTTTCTTCCGAGTCGGTAAAAACTTTTATGACCGACAATGAATACTCTGTATTCTTTAATGTTATTGCAAATATCTTTTGGCAAATAATCATAAGTACAGTAGGTACTATGTTGCCAAATTGGTTCGCCCTCCCAATGATATTCATCAAAAGTGGGCCATTCTTTTAAATTTTTTAAATAAGAATAAGCAAGAGAGTTAATATATTGTTCTCTGAGTAGCTGAATTTTATCATGGTATTCTTTTGGATAAATTAAAAATCCTAACCGAATACCAGGAGCATATACTTTACTAAATGAACCTACTACAAAATTATGTTCTGCTTCTTCTAACATAGATTCTAAATCTAGTGTGTAGCAATAATCAATAATTTTAGTGGCTTTCGTATTTACATTGCCATGTTCAAACAAGTTATTTTGTTTGTGCGTACAATATATTAAATCACCTTTTGGCTTTTCTTGGCAAATAATTTTATTGTTAATAAAATCAAAAGAAAATGTATCATGGTT